TAGCTGTCCCGCTAACAGAACTATAATATAAATTAACGATATAAACACCAGTATCTGGTAAAAATCCCTTTATTGCTACATTTGAAGCGGTATAATCCCCTGAATAGTAAATTCCGTTTGCCCCCACAACGCCAGGATGCGTTAAATATTCTACAGTTCCTATTAAATTATTACCATCAACACTAATTGTACCATCAACATCCGGCGATAACACTGGTGATGGGCTATTACCTAATTCATTTATAATTTCTTCATATGTTTTACCATTAAATCTAACAGCATCAGGAGAAACAATTTCACCAGATCCTAATCTTTTTTTAAACCCTAAGTCTTTAAAAATACTCATGAGTCAATCCTTATAAACTTTCTACTAAAGTCTCAATAGCTTTCAGTTCAGGAATTTCAACACCATTTTTATCAGCAATAGTAATAATCGCCCTTCTCATTGCATTTAATTGATCTTCAATAGTATATTGTTTTAAAATTTCTTCTCTTTTAACAGCATCAGTTCTAGAGTATTCTCTTTCTGCGTCTGTATATTTATTTCTAACATATGTAACACCATTAGCGTTAGTAACTGTTTTTTCTTTTCTTTTAATAAAACTCATTATTCACTCCTTAAATGGTTTCTAAATCTGCCAATACTGTATCAGCGTCTAAAATTGAATTTACCTGTGCAGCAATTGATCCATAAGCGTATGTACATCTAAACGTTTTACCGTCGTACGCACCTAAACCAGAAATAGTATTTCCAGAAATTGATAAGTCTTCAACTCTCATTTCAGCATAAATAAGATCGTTTTCAATAATTTGAATATTCCAAATTTGATTATCTGTTGGGAAGTTGCTTAACTCAACCGCACCAGATGTAATTGTAAATTCTTCAGTATCAAAGCTCGTAGTAGCATATGTACTTTTAGAAATTAAAACCCATGTATTATCTGAAGCATCATATCTATATGTAGCTTTTCCTGCACCGGCATCAATATCAGCAATTGCATCTTTAACCAAAACCACCATGTGGTCAACTTTATTTACTAATGCGTTTCTATCAGCAATAGTATTAACGGTTCTATCAAAAGAACTATGTCTTGTTATAGCCATAATTTTTTCTCCTATTTTTTTTTAAATATATTTAATCCACGGCTGTGATTCAGCGGAATTATTATTATTTATAATACTTTATAATCAAACAAAACAGTTTAACATATCATTTTTATTCTATTTATAAATATTGATAAAAGGAATACGACAAAATGAATAGCAAAATCGACTCATTTAAAACATTTTTAGAATCAATGGATGTAAATGAAATGAGACTAAACAAATATATGAATGATTTAGATGGTAATTTGTTTAAATACACTCATAAAAAAATTATTTTACCAGATTATAATAAAATTAAAAAAATGACAGGCGCAAAAGAACAAGAACTAGACGGTTCAGATGACGAAGGTCTTGTTTCTGCACTTATTGTTAATAAAAAACATATATTGACATATGATGAATTTGAAGGTTTAATTTATAGTAATTATCAATTAAAAGATTTATTAAAAGGTAATATTAATAATTAATTTCACTTAATGGATATTCTATTTCTGATATAGGAAATTCTTCAGGATTATATGAAGTACTTTTTCTATGTTCATATTGTTTATAGAATATCCCACCAGGTTTACGAACACCAAAGTCATCAACTAAATCATACACAACAAATTCGGATTTAGTTTCATGTAATCTCATACCTCTACCAATACTTTGTGTAACTGTAGTATATGCTTTTAATGGCGAACTCAATACCATGTTATGCAATTTTTTAATGTTTACACCAGTTGATAAAAGTTGATACCCTGATACTAATATTTGATTTTGTTTTTCAATCTTTTTTATTTTCATAATATTCCTTTGCATATTTGGATGTTGTGCCAACATATTTTATATTTTTAAATTCATAGAATAGTTCTTTTGGTATTCGTTTCATAATCTTTTCTTCTAAATCAAAACACGTAATTGTATTCTTACTTTTTAATCCTTGCTTTTGCTTTGCTTCATCAGAATGTGTTTTACCATACATCCCATTCTTTATACCGACAGAACCCTTTTTCTTATTGATTTCATCTGAATATTTTCTACCCTTTGATTCTGCAATTAAACCTCTTTCTTTTGCTTCTTGAACATCTATTTTAATCTTATCACCATTTTCATCTATATAAACAGCTTTGTCTTTAGAATATTTACCTACTTTTCTTCTGAAGTCGTCAGTCACATTTGGACCAACCCCGTCTAATCCATTTTCTTCTATTAGATTAGCCCAATTATCTGATTCAACAATATTGTTTTCTCTTGAAAAATTTATTGCAGTGATTATAAGTTCTTCGCATTCATCTTCAAACTCAGCTAAAATTTCGGTAGATATATCATTACCATATTTCTTTAAGTGATTTCTCCAATATGTACCAGAACCATAATAACCATAAGGATCGTCTTGTTTAGTTTTACCGAAATATTTTAATCCGGTTTGATTATGGGTTTTTATATAAAGTTTTATAGACATTTTTATACTCCTATTTTTGATTAATCATAAGAGTGCAGTTGGCGGACTGCATTTAATAAATTGCCAATCATCTCTTTAAGTCCGCCAAGAGTAAAGAAACAAAAGACAATTTACTAAATACCTCTTATATAATTATTTATATATTTTTCATCAATATCATCATCTTCAGTCAAATCTTTTGCTAACTTTAGTGTTCCGTCTTTCAATTTAACATCATCATTACTATGCAGATGAATTATAGTATTATCTTCAAGGGTTATTTCAAAAAAATCTTCTTCGAGAATTTTTCTAGTTTTTTCCCTGGTCTTAGCATCATCACTTCCAGCAATGTAATAAATGCCATATTTCTTTTGAAATTCAAAACTATGTTTACCTGTTATCTGTTTTTGTTCTATATCAACACCCGGATGTAATTTTTCCATAATACCAAGATACATGGTTTGTAAATGATCTATATGTTGCCCAAGAACTAACGTATTACCTTTTGCTCTTAATTTACATGTAAGATTAACAATAAAATCATTTCTTTGTTCATGTTCTTTTAAAAATTTTAATTGTTTTGCATATAATTTACCAGATTCTTTAAATAAATTTTTATCATTTTTTGAATATTTAAATATTATACTATTAATTTTGATAGGAGTGGCAAGTCCTCTTTCTATTAAACCAGCACTAGTTATATATGTTTTAGGTAAACCAAATAATCCGAATAATTCCATTTTCATAATTGGATCTTCTGGTAATGTACCGGTAAAACCCCATTTAAATTTACAATTTAATGTACTTTTAACAATAGCAGCAGTTTCATTACTAGCGAATCTATGTGCTTCATCAGTTATAACGTAATCTAACTTATCAAGTTCATCATGCCAATTTTGCATTGATTGCCAAGTTGATATAGTAAGTGAATTATTGAAATGCCTATCATTATTACCACCACCGATAACATGAGTATCATCATAAAGGTCCATAAGATTATAATCCCTAATATCAGATTTAAACTGTGTAAGTAGGTTAATATTTGGAACAAGTAAAAGTCCTTTTTTATTTTGTCTTCTCATAAATTCGGCTATTAATGAGATTGTCATTGATTTACCAGAACCTGTACACATCTTATTAATTTGTTTTACATTTAATATTGATTCTTTAAATGCAATTTCTTGAAAATCATAAGGTGGAAATGGTAAAATTTTTTTAACATCATCTAAATAATTATTAATATCATCAATAGTATAATCAGATTCAAGTTTCTCTTGTTCTACACCGAATGATTTTAATAATTGTAAATGACCATTCATAACCACTAACATTTTATTTTGAATATTCCCGAAATATTCGTACGGCGATTTATAACCAGCTTTAACAGCTGGTTCAAAATATGCGCCTGGTCTTTCTACTTTCAAATATTCAAATAAATTTTTAATAGTTGTATTATCGGATTCTATAACAGAAAACGATTCATTTAATTTATTTACAGTTATACTCATAATATACTTCTTTCTTGTGCTTGCATAACAAACCCAAAACCAACTATACAAATTTTCATATATACTCCTTATATGTATATTTAATCATATCTTTCCTTTTTTAATAAAAAATAAGTAACACATTGCTATAACATAATATACAAATAAACAATATAAAATAATATCCATTTATTTAATATATCCATAATACTCTTTTACGAATGAATCAACAATGTAACCTCTGTGACCAACTACACCTGGCTCATTCTGTTTAGTAATTTTATAACCACATTTATCCAATAAGAATTTTAATTTTTTATCTTTGTTTATATTTTTTGGTAAATATTCATCGTATATTTCTTTTTGACCATAATTTAATAGAACATTATAGAAATGTAAATCATCGTTTTTACTAGATAACACTGCTTTTGATACCAAATGTCTTACATCCGAGTCTTCCCATATTTTTTTTGTATAGTTAAATACTATTTTAAAATATTTACATTTTTTTATAAATGATCTATCTATTAAACAATGTTCTAATAACTTTGCCTTTATTGTCTTATCACAGTCTTTAATTTCTTCATCAATTTCCGCTAGAACTCTTAATGTTTTGTCAGAATCGGAACTCATAATGATATTAGTTTTTTCAATTTCATTCAATTCTAAAAATTGATTAACATTACTTTGTAAAATAAATTGTTTGTCATCCCTAACTTGCTTTTGGTATTTTCCTAGAATATTAGAACTAAATGTTTTATTAATAATTCTTGGTTCTTTTAAGAAATGATATTTCAATAGCCACATCATTGCATCTTTATGATTAAATGCAAGTATGTTTTTAAATGTATCAATTTTAATTGCTTTTTTACCAACCTCAGATAATCTATATTCACCATAGTCATCAATCTTAAATAAGTAGTTCTGTTCGATGTTTTTACCTATATTACCCATGTATTCGTCTCTAATGTCATTATAACTGGTTTTTAAATAATTAGTTTTTTGTTTAATAAACAAATGTATTTCTTTAGATTTTCTGGTTCTTTTTATCATCTGAATTGAACTAATTACATCAGTACTCATTGCAGTATCATAATGAAAATGATATGGCACATTGTTTAGATTTGATACACCAACTGTTAATGTTGGACTGAAAATAAGTACATCCCATTTATCGTGATCTTCTTTTTCAAACAAACCATAAATTAATTCTTTAGTGCTTTCTGGTGTTTCGGCTGTTAATGTAACAACTTTTAATCCTTTTTTCTCCAAAAGTAATTGTAAACTATTTATGAATGCTAGTGACGTTGCACTAACGGTAACTTTATGTTTTTGTGTATGATAAACTAATGAATCAACGAAATGGTTACTATCTTCATAACTATATAAAATAGTAGGATCTCTATAAATGTTATCAATAAGATGTATGTTTGTTTCTTTGTTATTTAATAAAAAATTCTCATAACCTGTTAAAAATGCGTCAGCAATAACTAATTTTTTATTAAAACAACCAAAGAATTTTGCAATATTGATACTGTTGTTATTAAGATTAGATCTACTATGCATCATTAAAGAAATAAATTCATCCATAATAACAATATCAAAGAATTTTATATTATACCGCCATAGCGAGTCAAATTGACACACTAAACTATCGCCGATATCGTATTTGTCTTGATTGTATACTTTCATATTATATTTTTTACCGAAATCTTGAGCTACAGATATTCTATTAGTAATAATAAGAACTTTCATATCTTGTTCATGGCATTCTTCTATAATATGATGAATGATAGTACTTTTACCAGTACCCATAGGACTTCTAATACTTAATAGACCATCTCGATGATTTAGAAAATCATCAATTGTTTCACCAATTACCTCATCAACTTTTAGATATTTTTCATTAACAGATATTACATTTGTGTCTGTATTAAATTGTAAAAATTCATTATCATAATTAATATCTTTTTTCATTAGTTCTTTTGCTTGAGGTAATTTCCTAACATTATCAAAAATATTAATACTTTTTGTGCTATTATTATGGTGCATAGTATACGGAGAAGAACTAAACCAAAAATAACCACCCGGCGACTTTTTTTCTGATGGGTGTTTGAAACTTATTGACTCATTGGTATTATTTTTTATGGCAGTAAAGTTCATCGATTGAAATACTTTTAAACAAAGTTTTTCCATTGTATCAGCTTCGATATTTTCCAATTCTTTAAAATCAATTTCAATACCTTCACCAATATATTCTTTTTTAACTTCATTAATATGTTCAATTGCTTCTTTTTTTGTATATTTAAATCTTTCGCCATCTTCATTGTTTAAAAATATATTATTTCTAAGTATTGGTGCATTATATGTTGCTCTTCTACCAGCTGCCTCATCAACAACACAATGATCTTTTAAATCATGATGTATCATTGACAAAATTGGTTTCAAATCATTTGAACTAACACATTCAGTAAATAGAATACCTTTTAAATTAAAGTTATTGATACCATTGTATGATTTACTCTCACCAATAATACATTTAAAGTCTTTAAAATATTCCAAAATTATTTGTTTATCGTATTCTGATTTTATATTATCTAAGTCTATTACAACATACGAAATACAATCATCATAGTATTTTTCTAAATTTACTTTTCTTCTAAATGTTCTGATAGGTTTATTAATATGAATTGGTATATTTAATATAAAGTGAGACACCATCACAGAATATAATTCTAAGTTTGTCTTGGCTTCAAATGTTTCAAAAATAAATGTATTATCATCAAACGGTGACCAAGGTTTTTTAGTACTAGTTTTCTTTGCATGGAAGATCGTTACCTTCTCATTCATATCCATCCTTTAGTTTAATTAATATTATTATATTAAAATATCTATTAACATTTAGGGTTTTTAAAGAACCCTATAACTTATATCTATATATGATTATTATTTCTTTTTAATTAATATATCATTATCATCAAAATCAACATTATCTATTTCAAACGATGATAAATTAATTTCTAACGATTTAAAGTCATCCCATGGTACAACAGACCCAGCTACATTAATAGTATAGTATCCATCACCTTGGTCAACCACTTTGTTTACATTTCCACCTAATGCTTTTTTAGACACTTTTTTAACAATATCCATATCAGATGCTTCATTAACTTCTTTTGTAGATTCATTAACATCTTTTACAGATAATTCTTTTAATAAATCTGCTAATTTTGCTAAGTTTTGTGTAGCATCAAAATGTAATGTTCTTAATTCATTAAATTTTTTTCTATCTAAAGATTTTTCTAATTCTTTAGTTTTCCACATGTCACCGAACTTATAAACTTCACTCATTGCAGTATTAAATTGTTTATAAACTTCGCTTTTTTCAAATTCATTTGCTTCGTCCATTTTTCCAGTAGCTATTACTTGTGTAATTTGTGTTTTTGCATATTTAACAAAACCTTTAACATCTTGGATTTTTGCTTTTTTAGCAACCATTTCAGCATCTTTTTCTAAATCTTTAATAGATGGTGTTTCGTCATCACCATAAATACCTTTTAATTTACCTAAAGCAATTCTAAATTCTGATGATACTGATTTATCTCTTGCTTCAATTAATTCCCTAAATTTCATATTATTCTCCATTTTTTTTTTATTATATATTATATCAAAATAAAATTAAACCAATATTAATCGACAATAAATACTGATTTATTTTTAATCTTTATATTAAACCCTTTTAGCATATCTTTAATATCATCATCTTCATATTTTTTGGCAAAATCAATTTGAGTACCGAACGAAGTAGGCGTAATTAATTTTATTTTGACACCTGCTCGCCTAAGTATTTCTTCAGGTTTTTCCGCTTCTTCGGTAATAACCTTTTCATTAATTTTGATATTAGCTGTCGAACAATCAACATTGTCTTTTTCCTTAATTATTAAATCCATAAATTTCATTTAATTCATCCTTATTTAACGTCTGTAACGACTGATATCATTTCTAACGCTTGATCAACATCTTTAACTTTTGAAACGTCAATTGTAACGGTTTTTCCTCTACGCGATGATTTTGGCCCGCCAACTATTTCAAACATTTTAGCTACAGATACGTCATTACAAACAAAAGTTATTTTTTTCTTTTTCTTGTAATATATTACTTCACCAAAAAGTGATTTCTTTATTTTATCAAACATATTTTATCCGTTAATTATGCGATACTAAATTTAAATAACATTTCATTATCAACTTCATGTAATGGTGAAGCCGTAATTGAAAACCTATTGAAGATAAAGAAGTTAACTTCACCAGTATCAGGATCTTGTGCCTCAACAATATCATCAGCAAATGGCGCGAATACTGCACTAGACTTAGACATATTATTTTCGTCTTTTAAACCAACATAAACAGTTTCAGATGTAGAATCTGGATTTAAATAAAATTTAGTTTTTCCATGATTACCAATATATAGCCCAGATGAATCAACATCACCGCCCAGGTACTTAGACAGAGTTTGTACACCACTTGCACATTTATATGGTACAACAGCGAATGCTTCGAATGTTCTTTGATTTTTACTGTTTGCTCTTGATATTAATTCTTGTATTTTTTGAATTAAATTCATATAATTAGCTTCAACTTTATTTGTAGACGTTTCTAGATTGATTCCAGCTTCGGCTAAACAATTTGATTCTAAAAATTCTAATGTCTTAGTATTTTCTTGTTCATTACTTAAACCTCTTAGTAAAGTACCTATTACATTTTTTGCTTCAGTACCGTATTGTGATTTAATATCTTGAATTACCTCTCTAGTTAAACCGGTATTAATACTCTCAGATGGAAACACTTCGGCTTCATTTCTTAATAATACAAATTTATTAGTTAAACTATCCTTTTTGATATTAAATAATGCTGCAGTTGGTCCTTCCATTTGAACAACTGAAAAAATTTCCCTACCTAGAGATGGTAGCGCTTTTTGCTGATACATTTGTCCAACAGATAAATCTTGGTCAGTGGTTGCAATATTATCAACTGCTGCACCGGTAGTATCTTCTAATATTTTTTTGATATCTTCCATATATCTTTTCCTTTTTATTTTATTTATAAATATAACATGTATAAAAATGTAAAACAGGGTTGGTATAATCTATTAAATGCTGCAAAATTTCAAAAACTAATAGACGAGCACATGAAATCATTTAAAGATGGTAAATTGCTTCTTTTCTTATATTAAAAATCTTAATAATCTTATATTTGTAATTAAGCGGATTATCTTTCTGATCCTGAATAAAATCTTTATCATTTGAACTACTAAAATATTTTATTCCTAAATCTAATTTAGGTTTAATGGATGACGTTCTTGTCCCATAATAATATAATTTATCTTTAATATTTGTAATTCTATATACATAATGATATTTCAAAACAACATCCCCATATAAATATTTTATATTATTTATAATTTGGAGTAAAATATTGTACGCTAATGCAAAAAAAGGTTTATATAAAGTAATCAATAAAAATAAAGTAAAAAAACCAATAGATAACCATATGCAATCATTTATAATTGAAAATAATAATGTTTTTTTAGAGTATAAAAGTTCATTAGAATTAAAAGCAATAAGATATTGTGATTTCAACAAGTATATAACTTCGTTTGCATTAGAACCATTTGCAATAAAATATATTAAACCAACGGACGGAAAATATCATAGATATTATATAGATTTGTTTATTGAATTTGTGACTGGCGAAAAATTTTTAGTAGAGATTAAAAGTAAAGGTGAAACAATAAGACCAAAAAAGCCTAAGAAAAATACTGAAAAGGCTAAGTTAAATTATGAAAAGTCTTTACAGACATATATAATTAACCAAGCTAAATGGAAGGCCGCTAAAGAGTTTGCAAAATCAAATGATTTAAAATTTATTATATTGACTGAAGACGAATTAAAATAAATTAAAATTTACCAAAAACATCATCTTCAGTTTTATCAATAATTGGTTTTTTGATTTTATTATCTATATCACCAGTTTTTTGAACGGTTGTTACTTGAGGAATTACTTCAACTTCTTCTTTTTGATCGTCTGCAGTATCTATTAACTCAGCAAAATAGTTATCCAATGTTTCATATTCCACGGTTTCTTCGTTGCTAATATCTAAATTATCAACTTCGTTAACCAATTTCATATCGTAAGTTTTACAACTTAATACATAAACCGACTTTACATCATTATTAGTATAAAGATTATTAATACCCGGAACTTCCCACTCTATATTTGTTATTTCTAGAATTCTATCATTTGGCAGTACTAATAAATTACCAAGTATATCATTAAAGCCATTAGAATCGTCCATATCTGGAAATATTTCGTCCATCGATGACCTACTAACAAATAAACTTATACTATCAAAATTAGTTAAACCGAAAGAATTGAAATCAAAACCTGTTTGATCCCAGTTTTCAGAGTTTTCCGGCAAAGCATTTATCGTGAATATTTTATCTGAGTCCGTTTTTAAATGAGAAAAATCGCCAAAAACGATATCATCTTTATTAATCTTTTGAACTACTAAAAATTTTATTGGTATTCCATATAAATTAATAAGTTCATTTGTTAATGACGTGTTTAAACTATATTCTGGTTGGTTTGAAAAATTAAAATTCAATGTAAACCTCTTTTATATTATTTATATTATAGCCAATCCAATTTCTTGTGATCCAATTCAAATTCCATGTCATCTTCACCAGTGCAATGCCCAAATTCTTTAAATGAACACCAATTACATAATGCCGAAGGTTTCTTTTTAAAAGTATTATCATTTTCTATAATATTAACTTTTGATTTGAAATATTCTAGGTATGCATTTAATTGATCTTTAGTAAAGATATAAGATTTTGTTGTATTATGTTCAATAAAAACAAATACTGCTTTAACATTATCAATATTTGGATATCTAATAAACATATAAATTGCATACATACACGCTTGATCATAACCAAATTCTTCCTTTGATTTATCTTTACCTGACTTATAATCAAAAATAAAACCTTTATTATCTTTTACATAATATAAATCAGCTGATCCTCTAAAATGAGTATTATCACCTCTGTATTTTGTAAGTTCTTTATCAAAATTAAATGCAAAGTTTTCTTCTAAATTAGATATTGGTATTAATTGTTTAAATAAATCGCCAAGTTCAGAATTTTCAAATTTCCTAACAATTTCGAATGTTTCTAACATATGATTTTGATTATATACATATGATGTTTTAAAAGAAGTACCATAATCAAAGTTATTTTCTAAGATTTTATGAATATGCGAACCTTTTAATAAAGCCTTATTTGTTTCAAAAGGAACCTTAATTTTGTCTATATAATTTAATTTAAATTTATATGGGCATTGATTGTAGGTTCCTAATTTAGAAACACTGTATGGTTTGTATTTCATGTTATTTAGATATGATTAAACCAATCATATCATCTATCTGTTGATTTGTTTGTAACCATTCTTTAATTTGATCTTCTTCAAACAATTCTGAGTCTGATTTTTTCTTTTCGGCCTTAATAGAGTTAAGTACTTTAGAAACAATCCCAACAGGTACACCTTCTTCTTTATATTCTTCTTTTAACTCTTTGATTTCTTCATCTAATCTTTTCTTTTCTAATAGTTTGTCCATTAATGCTTTTGAAAAATCTTCAATGTTTTTTCTTGCTTCTTCTGATGTTCTGATTTCCATATTTTACCTTTTAATTATCTAATTTTTTATAAATGTAATTTACATATTCGTTATATTGCTTCTTATTGTCACAATTAACATACACAAATTCTGATGTAATTTTATTTTGTCCATTAAAGTCAGTAAATGTAACCAAATGACTTAAATTAAAAATTACCCTGTTTTTCTTTTCAGAGAACTTAATAGAACTTATTTCATTTGAATTAATATAACCGTTACCATTTACTTGATCTATAAAGTTTTCTTTAAAATATATATCTTCATTTAATTTTATCAAATTATATGACATATTATCTTGGTCTATCGCATCCCAGTACACATAATCAGAAATAAATTTATCTTTTATCTTAATTGGGTAATTTAAATTAAAAACAATTCTATACCTATTAGTATAATTGTCGTTTATAATATTTATATTGCTTACATTTTTTAGATTAATCAATCTATCATTTGTTTTAAACACTTTCTTTCCTTTATTTTATTATGTATTATTATAACATAATTTTATTTAATTTTTATAGTTTTGATTTAATTCTTACTTCAGCCATAATACCTGTAAATACATTATGATCAATCATGTTTGAAATATCTAAACCGCTATGTTTTAAAAGTATATCATTCATGTCTTTTTCTAAAATATTGTTTGGTTGTATATAAACGTTATAACCTTTTCTCGCATAATTAAGTGAATTTAATAATCCAGTTTTATCATTATCTAAACAAAAAATTGGATATTTTATTTCTTCTAACCTTTCATCAGGTAATTTAGCGCCCATTAAAGCAATAACGTTTTTCTTTCCACTTGCCATAGCATCAAATATACCTTCAAAAATATATACTTTTTTATCTAAATCTATATTGAAAAAATTCCATACTTTATAACCAATATTTGCTTCTGGCATATATGTAGCGAATTCTTTGTTATATATGTTTCTTGAATAAAATCCGTACATTTCATTATTGTAATATAATGGTATAATTAATGAATTTGATGTTTTATAAAGTTTATCACCTATCTTTAGATCTTGTTTTCCAAAATACCATTTACCATAATGTTTTTGATCATATTTAAAACCTCTTTTTATAACATAATCTAAAGCTTCCTGAGAATTTTCTATAGATTCAAAGAAATCAAACAGATTGTGCATTACTAAATTTGTTTGTTTTTTTTCTTCTTTTTTGAATTCAGCAAAAACATCGGTACTATTACCATTTGCTAATTTTTCCATAGTGTTACCGAACTGTTCTCGTTTATATTGTGGTAATAATGAAGGATAAAAATCTTTTAAAAATGAATATACTGTTTTATTATGACATGAACAATCTCCATTGAAACAAGAAACATTTGTAACTGTTCCTTTAGTATATAAATGTAATCTTTTTTTATGTTTATGAGTTCTGGAATCTCCACAAATTGGGCAACGAGCAGCAATATCAACATCTGTTTCTTTCCCTATTCTATCCATACCAACGGCAAGTTTGAAGTATTTTATATCTATATTAGATAACATATCTTTCCTTTCATCTTACGGGTCACCACCTAGATTTTTAAAGAATCTAGGAAAACTTAATTTTTATATTATATTAAAAATAATATTAAAACAAGATTAACTTACCAACCAAAGTCATCAGCTGTTAAATCTCTTTGTACAGTTAAATAATTTGATAATTCTAATAAAATTCTATCCATTTTATTTTCTTTAAGATATTTAATATACTCAGTATCATTATATGTAGTTTTGGCTTCTTTAAATTGTATAATAATTTCATTCCAAATATTATTAGGAATGCCTTCTTCCATTACCAATGTAAAGTTTCTTTCATAATGCTGTCTATATAATGGGTGAGAGTCTAGCCATTCTTGAAATCTTTCATGTTCTGTGTTATCATCAACTGTTAATGATTTTATTTCGGCATTAATTTCTTTAATTTTTTCTTTATTACCTTTATACTCTTTTTTTAGAGTTTCTAATTCTTTTTTCTTTAAATTGATTTTATATGCACCGCTTAATATTTTTTTAATATCTGATGCACCAAATCTAATATTTTTATAAACATCTAATATACCGGTACTTTCGCCTTTTTTATTTAATTTATAAACATCAAAACTAGATAGAACGTTTTGTTTAGTTTCATTATCTAGGTCTTTTGATTTTTTAAAATTAAAAGGGCTATGTAATTCTTTATTAATATTATGTTTATTTAGATGATCAATAAAAGAATCAGAAAATTCAGTATGGTCAATTACCTTAGGAACCTCATCAGATGCATCGCCTAAAACAACGTGTTCCATAATCCAGTGGTCCATATGATCATGTTTATTTTCTGGTACTAACCATTTTTTAGTTAATGCAGAATATTGAAAAACATTGTCTGTATCCCGTTGAGCTTGAATCATATCTTTATCAGGAGAATGTATTAATATTTTTTCAGATGAATTAAATTCTCGCGCTAGAACTAACATAATATCATCTGCTTCAGCTCTCGGTACAGCAATAACTTTCCAAGGTAAATTTAATTCAATTTGTTCAATTAACCCATCGATTTCAGAAAATACTTCGCTAAAATTAATTTCCGATTCTTCTCTACCTTTTTTTCTTCCTGCCTTATATCCCTTGTACACATCTTTACGCCAATAACCACCGGCAGATTTGTCTAAACATATAATCATATCACCAAATTTTGGAGAAAATTCTTGTTGTATAGAAAATAGTTCTTGAGATATTAAATATTTCGTATAGTGTATAAATTCAGAAGTAACGTATGTACCATTTTGTTTTGATGGTCTAATGTTAGCAATAGATGTATGTATCATTCTATGTATAATAGAACTAAAATCTATAAGTATCATATAATTCCTTTATGAATATAAGGGGTAAATCCCCTTATATTATACTAATCCGTTTAAAAGATCGTCTAATGATGTAGCGGCTGGTGCAGGTTTTGCTTCAGCAGTTGGTTGTACTTCAGCAGTAGGTTGTACTTCAGCAGTTGGTTGAGATACCGCGGCAACCGCAGCAGTTGGTTGTACTTCTACAGCCGGTTGTACTTCTGCAGTAGGTTGAGTAACTGTGGCAACTTCCGCAGTTAATGTATTTGAAGAACCGTTGTTTTCTTCAAATGTAACCCATTTCATTTTATCTTGTAATTGTTCATAAGTCATAAATGATTCAGGTTTTAATAAATCAGATAGTAAATAAGTATTACCTTTAATATCTTCTAATGCTTCTTCAACAGATCCATAGATACTATTTACTTCATTAATCACTTCAGATGAATCATAATTGATTTGTCCATTAGAACCTTTTTTAGCAACCAATCTAAATGAATTACCAGCTAATGGGTTAAATAATTCTTTTGGTTGAGCACCTAATGATCTATCTTGTTCAGATGGGTCAACAGCATTTTGAATTTTATCTTTCATAGCACCAGACATTTCATATAAGAAGATTTTACCTTCATTTTCAGGATTTGCTGGGTCTTTTAAAACTTTAATGTTAGTAACATATTTGATACCTCTACCAAATGCTTTAGAACCTAATTGTGTAATATTACCAGCTTCATCAAATTTATTTTCTTTAATACCACCATTCCATAATTCTTGCCATTTTTCTTGGAACGGGCAAGGTTGTCCGATTGTACTTGGAGAATATTCAGATACAAATCTTTTTTTACCATTTTTTGTAATTGTAGTATTGATTTTAAATAATTTTTGAATCATACCATTTTTTGAATCAGGTAAGAACCTAATTAATGCAGCACCATTACCGTCTTTATCTTTAGATAGTGTATAGAATCTTTCATCTTTACCATATTTGTTAGTTTCCTGTGCGAATGGGTTAACTCCCACAGCTTCTTTCATTGCGTCAAAATTAAATGCACTTGCGTCGATCATATTATTTCCTTTTTTATTCGAGTTTTTAGTCACGTAGGACTTCTTCTAATTAAATCTATTTTCTTTGTTTATAGTGAATTAACCACTTCTTCAAATATCTTCGAAATTCCAATTTTGAGCCATATTACTCATACAATAATTATATCAATACTTTATTTAATAATTGTATGAATAATAAGAAAATCCCAAGTTTGGCACATTGTTAAGAGGTGCTTGGGATATGTTATTTTATTTATACTTTTACTGTAAGTAAAACCTTATAACCTTCTAATGATTCATTATTTAATAAAATTCTGTAAGAATCTTTTGCCGAATTATATTTTACATCTACTGTATAATTTGATTCTGAAAACATTTTAAAATTTTCAACAGGAATTTTAATTTCAAATTCTTTTGATGTATTTGCTGGTTTAGTAACAGAGTATGTATTAGATTTTGCATTAAATTTATTTGTTGCACCTAATGAAACTTTTACGTCGCCGTCTTTTGATGTAAAAATTACTTCAGTTAAGTCTTTAAATACGCCTGACGCAGATTTAATGTTTTTAATATCATCAACTGTTAATTTAAATGTAGCTACACTTGCAACTGCTTCAGTTTTTTCAAAAGGAGTTGCATCCTTGTCCCAAAAATCCATTAACGCCGAATTAGCAGTAATATATTTAGATTCAGTCGAATCATCACTAATATTAACAACGTTTCCTTCAATGCTAACTGATTTATCATCGCTAAATAATCCAAATAATGAAATAAATTCACTTAATGAATCTTTTAGCGGCACGTCTTCAAATACATCGCTATCTAATTTTGAAATATCGCATTGTACTAATACATCCATTGACGATGATACTGCAACCGTAACAGGGTATTTTAAAATAACTGTGTCAGTAACTTTATTGATTTCCTTTAATACTGTAATAACATTCTTGTTAAACATTTCTATCCTTTTTTTATTTATGTATTATTATATAATAGTTTTATTTAATTTTTATGTGTTTAAACTCAAAAGAAAAAAATTCTTTTAAGCCTTTGTTAATGCATATAGGAAAAACCCAATACTATTATAAAATTCATGTTTTGTTTTTGGTACTTTAATAAAACCATCTTCTGTTGATTTAAAGATTGTACTTCCACCGCCAGACAATGAAATAAAATCACATTTATCTAAAATTTTTCCATATTTAGATTCAATTAACTCTAATAATTCTTTTAGATAACCTTTTTTAACTTCATCAATATAATCATTAAATGGATGTTTTTGGCCTCTTAGTTTATAAATCCCAGTATCAATAATTTCTTTTGCTTCATGTAAAGTAATTTTTCTACCATGTAATTCAAATACTTTCTTAGCAACCAAAGTAGCGATTTTCATAACACCTTCTCTTTCAATACCTTCGAATAGATTCGGCGATGTTTTGCCATCTGTTACTAAGAACATATCTAATGTATTAAAACCAATATCACAACCAACAAAACTAGTCGTTCCTAAAAATTCTTCTTGAGGAGTTGGGAAGTTATTTCCGTATTTATCAATTGTTAACTTAGATCCAGCACCTTGCGGCAAAATATATACTTCGTCAAAAATAAATCTTTCTTGATTAACTTCAAAATCCATAAGACCTTCTTTAAAATGCCCAGAATTTTCGATTTGCGCTTTAGAAAGCCCCGAAACAATAATATCAGGTTTTTTCCCAATCATTTTAATTACATGATATAAAAATAGTGGTGCATAATATTCTAAATTTTTATAATCAGTAATATCAATTAAGTTCTCTGAAGGTAAATGCAGTGCATTTTCGCCAACATAATAACTATGATCCCTGAAGTCATAAATTCTATTATCTGACACATGTTGATTTCTTTTTGTAACGCCGATTGTACTAGTGAATTTAAATTGTTTTTCGATATGTCCTTCTGAAGTACCATAACTTACTTTAACATCACCAAATCCGATGTCAATTCCTAAAACTGTTTTCATTTTGTAATTATCCTTTTATTTGATATCTATATTATAATATAATATTATTTAACATTTCCGCATTTACTACAAATAACAGAATCATTTAAAGTATTGCATTTTAAGCAAACCCACCATTTATTACTCATAATAACTCCTTATAAATCTAATTTCTTTAATTCATCCGCTACTTTTACAGGACGGTTGACATCATTTATTATAGGTTTTTGAACAATATCTTGAGAAACTGACCCAAATTCAGCATCTAAATCTAAATAGTCATCTGTTCTTTCAGGTGATTTCTGTTTTGTTTCTTTAGATTCTTGTCGTTTTTTTGTTTTTTGTTGTGTTTCTTTAGGTTTTTTATGTGAATTGTCATCTCCGCCTACCACAGTACTAGTACCATCTGAAAAGTTTATAGACAATTCATCTATATCTTTTGTACATTCTATAAGTAATCTAAAAGACATGATTAATCTCACTTTTTATTGTATCAAAAGTTCTTAACAATATTTGGGTTTCCGTTAATTCTGGATTATTAAATCTTATTTGTAATGATATTAAAACAATATATATTGAAAGAACCAATACAATTATTTTTAAAATTAAACTCATATTAGAACTCCATATCAGTCATTTCTGACGGAACCGCTTTATGTTCTTTTCTTTCAGGTATTTGAGGTTTTTCTACTGTAACATCATTACTTTCATCATTCATATCTTCTGATATTTTTTTAGAAAATTGCCCATCAATTACATCTTTTGCCATTTCTTCATGTATTTTTCTTGCTTCAGATTTTTCTATATCTATCTGTGGCATTACATTTGAAACTTCACCGTCTTCAAATTCAATATCAAAAGAAACGCTTTTAATATTTCTATCTTTCGGTAAATCTTCTATTTTAATTATCATTTTTTTTCCTCATTAATTACTTTCATATCTATTATGTTATCAAACGATGAGTTTAACGTATCGTTTGCATTAAATAAGAATAAAATAAAAATCATTGCGATAATCGCAAATAAAATTGTACCATCACTCATATAACCCCCTGTTTGATTTACCGTTTAATATCCTTTTTTTTATAATATAATTATATCAAAAGAATATTAAAACAAGTTTAAATTTGATTAATTTTCAAATATTTTTTCAGTCCATTCAGTAATTTTACCTCTAACAACTTTATTAAGTTCAGTTCCGAATATATTTAATTCATCATGTTCAGTCTTTGATGCTTTCATAAGTACAGATAATCCATTTGTATATTTGTTCACATACGGGTGGTCGATTTGTCTATTAGAACCTATACAAACAACTTTTGAATCTTTATCCATTCTTGATAATACTGTTTGCAAACTAGTTTTGGCAAAGTTTTGTACTTCATCAACAATAACGTATGCATTTGAAATAGTTCTACCTCTAATCGACCCATTCCACATTGTTTCTATATTATATTTAGTAATCATTTCTTCAACTTTACTATCAATACTATCTTGTATATTTACATTTTCTTTTTTCTTCATTTCTTTTTGTGCAATGAATTCTAATGTATCATATAGAGGATAATTATATATTTTAAATTTTTCTTCCAAACCTGGCAAGAAACCTACTTCTTCAGCTTTATCTGTGCTTTCAACAGAATTCCTTATATAAATGATTTTATCATATTTACCTTGTCTAACTTGTTTCATACCAGCAGCTAACGCTAATAATGTTTTTCCAGATCCAGCCAATGCTTCTATAATACAAACAGCGAACCTTTCATCCAACATACCTGACATAGCGAATAACTGCCCGACATTTAACGGTTTAACAATATTTTTTCTAAGTTCGTCTTCTTTGATAAAATTTATTTGTTCATTAACAATATATGCTAACTGTTCATTCCCATCTGTACTTTTAAAATGATAACAATAGTTTTCAATCTTATATTCTGAATCATATTCTTTAATATTTTTCATTTCCATTGAATTAAATATACTAGAATCAATCGTTAGTTCTTTAATAAATTCATTTGATAATGATTCCTTGTTTCTTAATTGGCCTTCTGTTTTTACATTTAATGATATGGCCCTGGTTCTGCACATAATGTCATTAGATAATAATATTGTACTTTCTGGTTGTTCATAATAATTAGTAACAAATTGTGCAACCTTAATGATCTTTCTATCATTGATAACTGATTTATCAACATCAACTAAACCGTAATCTTTAAACGATACAATGTCAATAAAAATATCTTTAACTTTAACTGACATAATCGTAACATCTTTTTTAGATCCAGCTTTTTTGGTTTTAATGACTTCTGCCTCAGATAAAAGTCGGCCAAATTCCCTAGCTTGGAAATTTATTTCGCTGAAACCAGATTTCTTACTATCTAATTCGTCGATTACTGTTTCAGGAAGAACAATTAAGTTTTCTCCAGATTGACCTATTGCAATCAATTGATTTGCATCTTCTAATATTATATTAGTGTCTAGAACATATATTTTTTCAAAATTCATTACTTATTCTCCATCGGTTATTTCAAGTTCATTCAATACATATGCGATTCCGTCTTTAAAAGATAATTCGTTATCACTTAACTCGGTATTATTTAATTCATCATAATATTTTAAAATATCTTGTAGCTTTTCTTCTAAATGATTCTCAACAGCTCTTGTTTCTTTTTCAATTTTTTCTGCTTTTTCAATTATTTTTATTATATTGTCTTTATATTTAATTTCAAACCATTCTTTTGATAGTGTAGTGGGTGGTGTATTATCATACATATAAGCCAAAATTTTTCTTTCTGTTTCATTTATATCTTCAAACATTTCAGATATATACAACATTTTACAAGTAGGATAAGGCCGGTCAGAATTATATCCAACTAGTCTTTTAAAACAATCGCTAGTTCTTCCTACTTTGATATACGCTGGAAATAAAGAATCGTATACAATATACATAAATCCTCGCCGATCCGTATATTTTTCTTGTTGAGGTACCTTATAATCTCTTAAATCAAAATCTTCAAGATCTTCGGTATTCGGTACTTTAATCATATTACTCCTTTTATATATTTATTATATAATATTTTAAATTAAATATTTCCCAGATTCGTCGCCTCTAATTTTTACTTGTTTATATTTACCATCTTCGAAATATGGTGTTTCGGTAAATTTTACTAATTTTTCAGTTTCCCTAAATACTTTAAAGTTTAACTCGGATTCAAATCTACCGGGTTCTTTAAAATCGTTATTATTTTCCAATAAAATTTGATTGTCATCTAAAAAATTTTTTATCATCTTATTTGTAGCTAAACACACTCTATATTTATTACTATAATATTTGCCGAAATACCAAATTTTTCCAGGATAATCTTTTGATAGTTGTTGTGCTTCTTCTCTATTTCTTATTGTAAAAAATACCGAGTATTCCGATTTTCTTGATTCTTTTAATGGCTCGTTCTCAATAAATTTTAATAATGCGGCCGGGCCGTTGTCGTTTTCTCTTCTAAGTAAAATATATTCTTCATTGGGTCTTAGCGGTTTTACAGTATTTACCATCCACCGATTTTCAGAATTTGTAGATTTGTCATAATTAACCATTATAGGTTCTTTTTCTAATTCAAAATACCAATTAAACGGTGGTTTTATATTAATATATTCTTTAAATTCGATTTTGTTGTTTTTTAGAGCTTCTTTACATTCATTATAAAATGTAATAGAATAATAAGGATCTATCGTAATAAACATATATGTTATCCTTTTTTAATATTTATATCGGTTAAAAAAAAGAACCTAGTATTACCTAGATTCTTTATTTTTATTCAAATATATATACTGAACCTGCATCACCGATTCCATTTGGATCTTCCTGAGGTGCGCCAACTATAATTTTAGATTCATTACATGCTACTGAAAAACCAAAATAATCATATGATGCAGCATCAGAAGCAACAATTTTAATCTCATTGGTTCCATCTAAATCATATACATATACTGAACCTGCATTAGCAAGGCCATTTGGATCTTCATAAGGTGCACCAACTATAATTTTAGATTGATTACATGCGACTGATACACCAAAATAATCATCTGCTGCAGCATCAGAAGCAACAATTTTAATCTCATTAGTTCCATCTAAATCATATACATATACTGAACCTGCATCGCCGATTCCATTTGGATCTTCATTATATGCCCCAACTATAATTTTAGATTCATTACATGCTACTGAATAACCAAATCTATCACTTCCATCAGCATCAGAAGCAACTATTTTAATCTCATTGGTTCCATCTAAATCATATACATATACTGAACCTGCCCCGGCGATTCCATCTGGGTCTTCATTATATGCACCAACTATAATTTTAGATTCATTACATGCTACTGAATAACCAAAATAATCACTAACCGCAGCATCAGAAGCACGAATTTTAATCTCATTAGTTCCATCCAAATCATAAACATATACTGAACCTGCAGCACCGATTCCATTTGGGTCTTCATAATATGCACCAACTATAATTTTAGATTCATTACATGCTACTGA